TCCCTCTTCAATTGATGGTTCTTGTTGATAAAGAGTTTCCCAGAATTGTCTTGGCATTTCTTCTTTGATTTTGAGCAACTGTTCTGTTGAAAATCTTTCTGGACAGAGAGATTCGTTTGGCAGTCGGCCCAATGGATCATTTTCATCTGCAAGTGCTTTGAGTTTGACGTGCGTCCATGTGTTTGGCTGTGTTGAGAGAAGCCAGCCAGCAAGATCATCATGATGCCATCTGGTCATGAGGATGATGACTGTAGCTTTTGGCTCAAGTCGAGTCATGAAGACTGTTTGAAACCAATCTTTGATCATTTGTCTGTAAGTTTCAGAGCGTGCTTGTTCCCAGTTTTTGATTGCATCGTCAATCAACATCAAGTCTCCGCGTGTTCCTGTGAGCACTCCGCCAATTCCTGCTGTTCGCATTGATCCGCCAAGGGTAGTGTCAAATCTTGTGGCCGCACTCGAGTCCTGTGTGAGCTTTGCAATTGTGCTTTCTTCAGTTTCAAAAAAGTTTCTCACCCATCGGCCAAAGGTTGAGGCCAGTGCATCAGCATAACTTGCAAGGATTACTTTTTTTTGTGGGAAGTTGTCGAGATACCAAGCGGGAAGCCACTTTGAAATTGTCTCAGACTTTCCAAAGGATGGCGGGAGATTGATGATGAATCTGCCGTTGCCTTCGATAATTTTGGGATAAATTTGATCGAGAATGTGGGTGAGGTGTCGGTATGGTTGCCAAGCCCCTTTTGACATCTTTTGTGCGTACGTGTCTGGAAACCATCTCCATGCTTGATCAACCATGGACTAAAGCTAGCAAAGAGTTTGTTCCAAGCTTAGTCTTTTTTTGCTGCCAAGGCTTTAGCGACTTTTTTCGCCGCGGCAAGTGCTTCTGGATCCGAGGCCAGCCCTTTGATGACATCACTGGTCGATGGAGTAAGATTATTTTGGATGACAACTTGTTGCTCGGGAAGTCCGTAGTCTTTGTGGAAGCGTGTTTTGAGGGCAAAGATGACCGCTGTGGTGTTTATACCTTTGGAGTTTTTTGCTTGCAGTGATTTTGGCAGTGTTCCAGTTGCATCAGAGACAAGAAGTGTTTCCCAAAATCTTTGAGCCAGTTCTTGGCCTTGTTCGATTGCAGCTGCAAAGTCTGGCTTTTCTTTGATCCAGACATAAGCTTGATTGCGAGAAATTCCAATTTCAGCACAAACGCTTGCAATGCTGAAGCCTTGGGCTAAGATATTTTTGGCAATTTCTGCATATTCTGGTCGATAAATAGTTCTGCTAGATACTTTATTTCCCATATATTTTTGATAATGTCAGTGTGCGTTCAACGCATCAAGACAATTCTTTAATTTTGTTTGCAAGTTTTTCCTTCCATCAATTTTTTGAATCCAGCTTGATTGACGAAAACTTTTTCTATCCTATGACCAGCATATAATTTGTCACTGGAGAAAGAACAAAATTTTTTTGTTTGAAAGACAAGTTTGAATCTGGGATCTTTGATTTGATATTCACTAATAAAGACTGGGTTTTGTTGCTCATGCGCCCAATCAAGAAATTTTTTGCGGTCAAAGTTTTTGTTGCCATCATAATCTGCTGTTCCTTCATAAGGAATGTCACAATAAATGACTGAGTTCGATTTTATTGGCACGTCTTCAAAACTTTCGCTGTAGAATTTCAAGCATTGCAGTATGTAAGGCTTTGCAAGGTGATTTAAATTTTGGATTCTTTCAATATTCTGGAGATGTTTCAATGGCATCAAATTTGTGTAATTTCCGTCACTGACTTGTTTTGCTGATAAGAATTTGTAAAGCGGTTTTGACAAGCCAGTTCGTTCTAAAACAGAAACACGATTGCTCAAAAAAAGTCTTCGCTCCGTTATCGAAAATTTCTCATCGAATTTTTCCAGTCCAAGCGTGATTTTTGCAATTTCATCGAATTCGTTGAAGACGATGGCATAATGCAAAGATTTTTTGTATGGCTCAATTTGTTCGCTGTAAATATAACGCTTGTAATTGCCAAATGACCAAACAAGTTTGCTAAAGGGATCAAGTTGTCCTCTGTCAAATTCATCCTTTGAAACCCACTTTGGCTGAAAGTTTTCGTAATTGTATTTTCCGTAAATGGCATCTTGAATCTGGGTCGTGATTCCAGGTCTGATCTCATTGAAGTGAAATTCCTTGTAGTCTTCTTTTCTCCACATCAACATGGCATGGGTTACAGAAAATCCACCACCAAAGAGATCATAAAAATTTTCAGCCTTTGGAAAAATTTTGATCAGCTGATCACAAATCTTGTTTTTTGAGCCCATGTAGGGGATGCCATAATTCAACAAGCTATTTGATCTCCTTTACAAGATACCCTCTTGAAATCAATTCGTCGTAAACATTGCGCATTTCCGTTTCGGTTGGAAACTGGACTTCAATTTTCCACTTTCGATTTTCCTCAATTGGAGTCAAAGTGTTTTGTTCTTGCGACTCGAACGTTTCATCCAAAACAAAATTGAAGTTGTCCAAACCCAGCAAATCAAAATCAATATCAACCAACCCAAGGTCTTTGATCTCAGCAATCATCTTCAAATCATCATGTTCAGCAAGTTCTGCGATCTTGTTGTCTGCAACTAAAAACTGAAACTCCGCTGCTTCTGATTCAAAGTCTTGATAATCCACTGGAACTTTTTCAAGACTAAGCTCCTTGGCAGCCATCAGTCTCCCGTGACCTGCGACAACAAATCCAGAGCGCTTTGAGACAATTATTGGATGTCGCCAGCCATGGTATTCGATGATCTTGGCTAACATCTTGACTTGCTTGTCTGGATGTCTGTTGGGGTTTCTGGGGTGTTCGACCAATTTTACAATTGGGACCATTTCTTTAAAAGCGCATTTGATTTCCATGTCTCAAATTCAAGCTTGAAACTTGAAAAAAAGAAATAAATTCTTTGTTTTTTGAAGCGCTGAGTCTGGGCTGTAAGTGTTCAAAAAGATCTTATTTTTTTGGCTGCTTGCGCAGCGTCCCCATGGCGTTTTAGTGTAAAGCCCTAATTTGGTATCGACTCAGAAGACAGTGCTTGTATAATTGCGTTATTATCACTCCAAAGAAGCCTATTTTCTGGTGAGCTCACAGTTCCATCCCAGTCAAACTTTTCAAGTGTCACAAACTCTGAGCTTTCAGTCTTGAATGATTCTCTGAAATCTTTCTTATCCCAACCAATTGGTGTGCTTAGATTTGGAATATACCCACTCAATGCCATTTAATTTTAACTCGTGCGTTCCGAAGCTTGTGTTCAAAAAAATCATTAATCTCGTCTCTCATAAGAGCAAGTTAAATTTCTTAAAATTAAAATTTCTTTGAAATTGGATTTCGTTTTATCTAGTGGGATTCCAAGGAAGCTGAGAACAAGAAAGAGATCTTTGAATATCTAGTGGGTCAAACTCTACTTCTCTGTGACAATTTCTAAAGCCTTATCAATTTGATCTTGCATCTATTTCAATCTCACAAAGCTCTCATCATATTTTGAAGCTAACTTGCTGATCAAAGCTCTGAGTTTTTCATTTTTTGACTCATCAGCCGAAAACCCCTTGATCTTAAACTTCTTTGGGTTTTTGTAACTGTACACAAATCTACCAAATTCAAATCCTATTCTCTGCTCTTCAGTGATTTCTTGACCATGCAATCTCTTGATCCAACCAGAACACAACTTTGTCTCTTCTCCGAAGCCAAGCATCAGGAGTTGAAAGTTCGTAAAGCCACCAGCCTCTGTCTTGTATTTGTGTATCCAAGAGCTCGTTATCTTAAATTTCACCGCCAAACCCCGCTTTCTTTAGACAGAGTTCATGCCGTAAAATCTCAAATATCTCAAATTAAAAAATCTCTCCGGGAAATCCGGGAATTTATTTTACTTTATCCAGTTGTAAGACCTTGCAAAGGTTTCCGACCTGCTGGAGTGATCTATAGAAGAAAAAAGATAAAGCTCTAGCTTAATAGTGAGTGGACTGGTAGCAAGCTCTTCGATCTTCTCAAAGCTACATCATCGGTTGGGATAGATAAAATCACTCCAACTATCGATCATGGTAGCCTTGATACCCCAGAGACTTTTCATTCTGGGAAGCAATCTTGGCCTTAGTCCCCGAGTGCAGCATCGGTCAGTGTCACCTATTCTCATCCATGAGTTGCCGCCGCACTCCATCA